ATCTAATGTTACCTGTTGAGAAGTCTGGCTCCATAGAAGTCTCCATTGGGCTTCTTTGGAACATTTTTAGTCCATCACCTTGGTCTGTTACAGAAGTTAAGATGAAGAAAGCATCTGGGTCTGTCAGATAATGATTCACTGAATAACCACCGGGTAGTACCCCTGTGCTTCTTACAGCGTTTAAATCATTGTCTGCTGTTCCAGTTCTTAACTGAGAATTAAGTATTCTTTCAGCAACAAAAACAAGTTCACTAGGAACTATCATTTTTGAAGCTTGAACAGATATAGTCAATCCTCTGTCATCTGTGAAACCACTAATGTCAATCAAAGCATCTTCCAATGAGGTTTCATTGAGGTCAGCCATTGATGTGGCTCTATTAGCAGCTGAACCACCACCTGATAGTGGGTGATCTGTTGCTATTAGTGATTTACCATCTCCACCAGTAAAACTGGAAGAGAAAGCGTTATTTAACACATCAGCACCTTTAACTTCTTTAGTATTCGCCATAGACTTAGCTAATGCTTTCACATAGCGTTTCCCTAACGAATCGTATAAATTATCCTCTACTGCTTCTTCTGTCAAAGCAAACGCTAGAGCCACTGTATCGTGGGTATAACGTGCACTGTAACTTTCAGTTGCATTGTCAAAACTTACGCTTTGACCTTCAGTTTTTGTTGGTGCGGAACCAAATCCAGTGATTAACACTTCTTCTTCAAAAGCACGATTTGAATCCTCAATAGAGAAGATGTCTTCGTACTCCCTGTCATACTCATCATAAGACAAGCCAAACAGGCTGTTTAATCCCGGTTCTAACTCTTTAGCGAGTTGAGCTCTTGATATTGCCATTATTTAACTCCTTATGCTAAACCAGCACCTTTTTGACCCATGATGTGGTTTTGAATCACACATAGAACATTGGTGTTAGCTGATGCTACATCATCATTATCAGGGTCTTCTGAAATATCTATTACCTTCAAAGGGAGAGTAGCTGTTGTAGCACCAGTAGTTACATCAACCTCTGAATTAGATATGCCTGAAGAAGTATCGCCAACAGGAGAGTTGTCTACTATGTCGAAATTTCCAAACAAGTCAGCGACAGGAAAAGTGTCGTCTGCTTGTACTTCAAATACAACATTTGAGTCATCAATCACGTTAGCTACTATATCAGAAGCAGCTATGCTTCCGGGATAGTAATTTTTGAAAACTTGTTCGCCTGTGGTTGGGTCAGTATAACTGACTCCATTAAACACTCCGACAACAGGAACAGTACCAGTGGCAGCGTGTCTTCCCAGTACACCAGCAGTTAACTGCGTGACCAAGTCGCCTTGGAAAATTGGTGTAGTGGCTCCACTCGCTATCCTATATCTGGATTGTCCTCCAGAATAAGGTGCTCCGCCCATCATACGAACAGGTTTCAATCCAAAAGGGGCATCTTTATTAGCCATAATTTTTACCTATTAATATTAGTTACTTTTTCCCAAAAGTAACATTAGACTTCCTTTGCGAGTCATACTTCACATATCTTCCATCTCTAGCAGATTCGTTAAACATGTTATTGTCTAACGCTTCTTTTGCTTGTTGATTTTTGCCAGCGTAATATTCATTACGTTCAGCAATAGTTTCTGTTGGTATCTTCGCTAAAAGTAGTCCTTCATTATAAACAACACCAGTATGTCTGCCAGAATCCATAGTAGGTAAGTTGAAATCTTCAGGTAGATCAGAACCTCTTACAAGTTCCCAACCTTCTCTGAGTCTTCTACTCACGTTTGCTCTATCCTCTTGCCCCATCATAGATTCTCTTATCCATCGATATTCATATCCTTCAGGTGCTGGAGGTGTTTCTAGTTTTCTTACTGGTCGCCATGGGGTTCTACGAGATTCTTTAGCGTGAGACTCGGATTCACGAGATTGTCTGGTAGTAGTTTCTTGTTCTATTTCGTTAGTCATTTTATTTTGCCTCTCTTTGTGAAATTTTTTGTTTCTCTTTAGCAACAGATTTCAACCATGCCTCTTCAGACATATTATGTGGTTTCAATCCTCTAAGACGTTCAACTTCTGATTTAGAAAAAGTCACTCCGTTCTTCTTGCCTTGTGTTTTCTGACGACTTCCTACAGAAGTTGAAGTGACTCTTTGCACAGCGGGTCTGTCTTCATTTTGCACGTCTTCATTAGCCTGTAAATCAGGATAAACTTTGTAAACTCTACTATTTAGCTCACTGTAATAATCATCAGAGTCAGCTTCATAGCCCTCGTTTATGAGGTTATAGTGTGTGAAATAAGCAAATTGTGTTGCTTGTACAGTTTCATCACTACTATTATCACCATACCATTGATTGCTTTCATGCCAGCTCTTTGCTTGTGAGCTTGGTTCTGGTGCAACCTGTTGAGGTTGTTGATATTCTTGATATTGTTCTTGTTGTACTAATTGTGGATTTTGAAAATTTTGTTGAGATTCTTCTTGTTCTCTTATTTTTTCTTTTTGTATGCTTAAATCAGTTTTCAAAGTGTCAGCCTTTGACATCAAATCAGCATCTCCAGAATCTACAGCTCTTTTGTACAAGTCATTAGCTTGCAGTTCTTTAGCTTCAATAGTTTCTTTTTCTTTTAGTAACAGATTTTGTTGTGTCTGTAACTTTTGTTGGTTTAGTAACGCTGTTTCTTGTTGCTTTTGAGCCAACATTTGCTCCAGTCTAGCTGCTTTTTCTTCAGCTTGTCTGTTACGTTCATTTAACTTATTTATTCTTTTAGATACAGATTTTGTATAGTTTTCTAACTCATCATCTGGGTTAGTCTCTGCTACAGCCTCCTGTTCTACTACCTCTACTTCAACATCTTCAGCTTCAGGCTGAATTTGTTGTGCATTTTCTTGTTCATTCATCATAAACTCACTATGTCATCAGGGTTGAGAATTGTGGCTATAACCTCATCATCGTTGATGATTCTGACCTCTGCACCATCCTCAAGTTTAAACCTAGAGCCAGAGTAACGCCCTATTAAAACCCATTGTTTTTCTTCACACCAAGGTTTGCCAGCAAATCGTTTTTTATCTTTGTAGCACTCAGCTCCTTGCTTGACCACATATGCAACTACTGTTGCCAAAGCTTCACGATCTACAGTGCTTTGTGCTAAATGTATACCACCTTTGGTTGTAGCTTTACCAGCATATGGTAAGACTAACATGCGATAACCAGTTGGTTGTGGCATCCTGTCTAAAACTGATTTGTCTAATAAGGTAGGGTCGAGAACTCTTGCTTCTTCCTCTATGTAAGCATTAGCTACTATGTCGTTAGTTGATTTTAGTTCTGCCATTTAGTCTTTCTTAAATAAATTCTGTAATTCTGTCTTCATATAGTATAAAGCAGATAGTTCTCCTTGCAAATATTTATAATGTTCCATATCTTTTAAGCCACCTGACATTAAAGTTTCAGCAACTTGTGCTTCTCTCTGAGATATGAGTTTTTTGATTGCATCAAGCAATTCGTAATCATCTGGCATTATTTTTTAGCTTTTGCTGGTCTACCTCTTTTTTTAGCTGTTGTCTTTGCCTTTGGCTTGGCTTTTGCCTTTGGTTTTGGTTTTTCTACAACCTCTTCTACAACCTCTTCTACAACCTCTTCTACAACCTCTTCAACAGCTACTTCTTCTACTGGAGGTGTAGACTCTACACCTTTTGCTATTCTTTCTAGTTTTGCAGCTATTCTCTCAGCATTTGCTTGTGCCTTGTCTGCTTTGACTTTTTCTGACTCAGCTTGTTCTTGAGCTTCTCTTTCTCTTTCTAGTTTTTTTGCTTCACGCAGTTCTGCTACTGCTTTTACTTTAAATGAAGTTGCCATAATTAATTCCTCTGTTTTGCTCCCAGTTCTAATAGCTTTAGTTCAGCATTTTGTTTTAACCTGTCCATAGCCACATTTAGTTTATCATCAGCTATATCTTTTTGCACATTTATCCTATCTTTTTGCAAAGTGTTCTCTGCCATCTTCTCTTGAGCTCTTTGATTTTGTTTTTGTGCAAACTGTTGTGCTTCGATATTTAGTTCTTTGTCTTTTAATTCGAGCTCTGATTTTCTTATATCAACCAATGGGTCACTGCTTTGACCCTGACCTATAGATTGTAAGAATTCAGCTGTCAGTTGTGCCATAATTGGAGCACTGTACTGGTCAAGAGTAATTTGTATCTGCTGTTGCATCAACATAGCATCATCTGGTGAGACTTGTTGCATTTGTGCTTGTGTTTGTTGTAGTTGCATCTGAACTTCTTGTGGTATCTGTTGATTAGCTAGTTCAGCTGATAAAAACTGTAGATGTTGCATACAATGACTGATAATTATTGATTGTATTTGTGGATTTTCTTTGACTACCTGTGTCATAAACAAACTTTTATGCGTTTCTAAGTGTGCTTCATGGTTTTGTCCTATGAAAGCTTGTGCTGGCATACCTAACATTAGGTTGCTGTTTTCTAGCCC